TGGAATGGCACAGAAGTTAATGATGTAGAATAATAATTTTAAAACTTAAAAAACAAAAAAAATGGCAAACTTACAAGAATTACAGGCTCAATTACAAGCTAAAGAACAAGAAATCAAACAAGCTAGAGAAGCTAAAATACAGGCTTATATAGCAGCTGCTGAAGCTGAAGAATTAGCTAGGAAAGCAGCAGAGGCAGCTAAATCTGATGAAGAGAAAGTAGCTGATTTATTAGCTAAATTAGCTAAAGCTGAAGAAGAATTAAATAAAATAAAATAATATTAATTTATATTACATTCATACAAAATGATTAAATTTGTTTCAAATCAAATTTAATTAATATGAATGTAATATTTCAAATTAACGGTGGTATTGGCAAGGTAATTGCTTCTACAGCTGTATGTATATCTATTAAACAAAAGTATCCTGATGCCAAACTTATTGTGGTATCAGGATACCCGGAAGTATTTCTTGGAAATAAGAATGTAGATAGGGCATTTGCTTTTGGTCAACAATCTTATTTTCATCAAGAGTACATTCAAAATCAAGAAATAATGGTTCTTGCTCAAGAGCCATATCTACAAACAAAACACATAAAGTCAGAAGAGCACCTTGTTGAAACTTGGTGCGATATGTATGACTTACCATTTATTCAAAAAAATGGAGAGCTGTATTTAACACAAAGAGAAAGAGATTTCTTTGGTAAAAAATATATTTCAGATAAACCTATTCTTTTGATTCAAGCAAATGGAGGAGCTGATGCTGAGCAAAAATATTCTTGGGCAAGAGATATTCCATTTTTTGTCATAAAAGAAGTAGTGTCTCAATACTCTAAAGATTATCATATTGTTCAGATACGAAAAGAAAATCAATTATCATATGATGGTGTAACTAGTGTTACTGATTCTTTTAGGTCTTTACTTTGCTTAATTGAGCTTAGTCAAAAAAGATTACTTATAGATAGCTTTGGACAACACGCTTCTGCTGCATTAAATTTACCATCTACGGTATTATGGATTGCTAACAATCCAACTGTGTTTGGGTATGATATTCATACTAACATACAAGCACTTCCTGAAACAATAAATCCTGAATTAAGAAATTCTTATTTATCAAAATTCAACATTATGGGAGACCCGCTTGAGTTTCCTTACAATAATGAATTAGAAATGTTTGATGTTAATCAAATACTTCAATCACTTAAATAAAATAAAATGGAAAATATTTTCTATCAATCTTCACTTCCTAGAAGTGGGAGTACTTTGTTGCAAAATATCTTAGCTCAGAACCCTGATATTTATGCTACACCTACAAGTGGTGTTCTTGAGTTAATCTTTGCAGCACGAGCAAACTATACTAACTCTGCAGAGTTCAAAGCACAAGATGCACAACTAATGAAAAAAGGATACCAAGCATTTTGTAAATCAGGTATGGATGCATTTTATAATGCTATCACAGATAAGAAATATGTAGTGGATAAGTCTCGTGGATGGGGTATTCATTATGATTTTTTACAGTTTGTACAAGGAGGTCAGCCTAAGATTATTTGTATGGTAAGGGACTTGCGTGATGTATTTGCTTCTATGGAAAATAATTTTAGAAAATACCCTGAAAAGCAATCTGATATTTTAGATTGGTCTAAAGGGCAAGGAACAACAGTTCCTAAGCGTATTGACATTTGGGCTCAAGGTCCTCCTGTAGGATTGGCAATAGAAAGACTATCTGAAGTCTATAGACTTGGTATAGATAAGCATATGTTATTTGTTCGCTTTGAAGATTTATGTTTATATCCTGAATCTACAATGCTGAAAGTGTATAAGTATCTTGATATACCTGCGTTTGAGCACGACTTTGATAATATTGAGCAACTAACTAAAGAGGACGATGAAGTATATGGAGCATTTGGCGACCATACAATTAGAAAAAAATTACAACCGGTTCCATCTAAAGCAAAGGAGCTATTAGGCAAAGATGTGAATGATTGGATTTGGAATAATTATCAATGGTTTTTTGATAAATTTAGATATACTAAATAATGAAAAAGTTTCAAATAAAACTTTATTATACAAATAAAAAAGACCCATTGAATGGTTTTACTACCAATCAATTAAACTATGCTTTATTTCCAAATGATAATGCTGTTACAAGTTCTATTATACAAGGATGGCAGTATGAAAGCTATATGTTTGACTTCTTAATAAAGAATCAAATAATTACTGAAAATAAAACAATCATTGATATTGGAGGCAATAATGGAAACTTTGCTGTAGACTTTGCTCACTTAGTTGGTAATGGTGGTTTGGTACATACATTTGAACCACAACGAATTATTTATTATCAATTATGTACCAATGTATTTCTTAATGGATTAACTAATGTACATTGTCACAATGAAGCTGTATCTAATATAGATGGAGAGTTGATGATAGAAATACCAAATTATTTTGAGAAAGGAGATGTTAACTTTGGTGCAGCTGAGATAGTTAATGAGAACGGTGAATTAGTTAGGTCAACAAGACTTGACAGTCGTACATTTAAAGATGTAGTCTTTATCAAGATTGATGTACAGGGATATGAATCATTTGTAATAGATGGTGCAATTGATACAATACAAAAACATAGACCTTATTTGTTTGTAGAATTTGAAGACCATTTATTAAATAAACAAGGAACATCAGAAATAGAACTTCAGGCTAAGATAGAATCATTAGGATATGTAGTAAAACAATTTCAAGAAGGTGTTCCTTATCAAACACATTCAGGGAAATGTTTAGATTACGTAGCTATTCCTAAAGAAAAATTTAAAGAATTTAATCATATTATACCGTGATAATAGTAATTTTTGGACAACCACATAGTGGTAAAACTACATTAGCAAATCTAATAGATGCGGATTTTTACATTGATGGAGACCATCTTAGAAGATTGTTTCAAAACAAAGATTATAGCAAGCAAGGCAGAATAAGCAATCTTAATAGAGCTAGTGACATTGCTACTTATTTGCATTACAATGGTAATAAAGTAGTATTGTCCTTAGTATATCCATATAAAGAAGCTAGGGATTATTTAAACTCTTTAAGCACTAATGTTAAGTGGATTTATCTTACTTACACAGAACCAAGAGGAAGAGAAGAATTTCACGTAAGTGATTTTGAAGAACCTGAGTTAGAAAGTTTTTTGCAAATAAATACGGATAACTTGACAATCGAAGAATGTATAAATCAAATCAAATTATATGTGGAGTAAAAAAGTGCACGTTGCAAGTTCAATGCAACGTAAAAATAACCAATGGTCCTTATTTATAGGTCGTTGGCAACCAATACACGAAGCACACAGGCAGATGTTTCAACAAGTATTGGATGAGGGTGGAAGAGTATTAATAGGAATAAGAGATGTAGAACCGGATGAAAAAAATCCTTTTCCTGTTAATGAAGTGTTAAATACAATTAAAAACGAGTACAAGGACAATCCTAACGTATCAGTAATGGTGGTGCCGGATATATCAAGTGTTAATTTTGGAAGAGGTGTAGGCTATGATATTATTGAGCATATACCTCCAACTGAAATAGCTGAAATATCTGCAACCAAAATAAGAAAAGATTTAGGACTATGATAGTTGAAAAGAAAAGACATATAGCTAAAACTATTAGTTACAGAATCTTAAGCACTGCAATTGGTTTTTGTATAATGTGGTTAGTAAGCGGTTCGGTAAAAGTAGGAGCGGCATTTGGTGTTGCTGAATTAGTATATAAGCCTATTCAATATTATATTCACGAGCGTATTTGGTATAAATGGATTAAATTTGGTCTAAATAATAAAAGCAATAACAATGGACATACGCAAAATATCAATAGGACCGGATTATAAAGGAGGAGCAATGCACTACATTGTAGGGCAAAAAGTACTTGGTGATACCAATGAGATACACTTAATTAAACTTGATGCCGAAAGACAATCTATTAAAATATACATTATTAACGATAAAGCAGAAGTTTTACTTTGGAAAGAGTTTAATCCTACAATACCAATTTCAATTGAATACAATATAAACTTTTAATGAAGTCACCATTCTATTTTATAGCTAAGCCGGTAAACGGTAAACGATACGACAACACCAAAGAAATTGGTGGGGTAGAGTTTATTGTCAGCACTTCAGAGGAAGACCATAAGTTTTCTAACCGATTTGCAGAGGTCGTAGAACTTCCATTGGGCTACAAAGGTCCAATAAAGGAAGGTGATACTTTACTTGTGCACCATAACGTATTTAAGTTTTATAACGATATGCGGGGTAGGCAGAAGAGTGGCAAGTCTTTTTTTAAAGACGACCTATTCTTTATAGAGACCGAGCAGTTTTATATGTATAAGCACGACTCCACGTGGAACGCTTATGATAGATTCTGTTTTGTCAAGCCTATCCCCACTACACAAAGCTATATCAAGAAGCCATTTAGCGAAGAGCCTCTTATGGGTATAATGAAATACCCTAACGAGTACTTACTTGAACGTGGTATTAAGGAAGGCGATATGGTATGCTTTAGCCCTGATAGTGAATATGAGTTTACCGTAGATGATGAAAAACTATATAGAATGTATGACCATCAAATAACAATCAAATTATGAATCTAATTACATTCGACAACATTATTAAAGACCCAAACGCTTATGTATCAGACATCCACATTCACGGGTTCCAAGACGTGGCAGATGGTGACAACGTATTCAGGAACATTCAACCTCGTGACAAGAACGATGAGTTTGCCCTATACGTCACTAAACTATTTCTTGGTTACAAGGTAGACTTAAACTTTATTCGTAAGTCACCTTTGAACCAAGAAGAACCAAATTTTATACATACGGATGAAATGATGGGTGATATTACCTGCTTGCTTTACTTAAATGAGCAGGCTCCTGATGATGATGGCACAACTATCTATGACGATAATCAAAAGCCAATCTTTACAATGTACTCTAAATTCAATCGTATGATTGCATTTACTTCTGACGCTCCACACTCGAGGAATTTATTTCATAACTTTGGAGAAGGAGAAACAGCAAGATTGGTTCAGATAATCTTTTTAAAGGCAAAGTAATGAGAGATACCAAAGAAATAAAACTACGCATCATTGAAGCCGGCTACAAAGCTGTCAACCATCTTGTAAAAGTGGCTGAGGAGGATATTATTGATACCGAGTCAGATACAGATGTGTCTGCCGATAAGATGAAAAATGCAGCAGCCGCTAAGAAGTTAGCCATCTTTGATGCGTTTGAGATACTGAGTAGAATAGAATTAGAAAAAGAAAACTTAGATTCCGCAGAACGTGGAGTAAGTAAAACCGATACAAAACAAGGATTTGCAGAAAGAAGGTCAAAGCAATAGTTTATGCCGTATAGTTGAGAATCATATACCGGCTGCCGTCATCTCTAATAAAAATAGGGTGAGGTCGTGGGTGTATGGCTATAATGACCAATACGATGTTGTTATTATTTCAAAGACCGGACAGATAGGGGAGATAGTAGAAATAGAAGGGTTAATCATTGCTCTTCCACTTGCTCCTGAAAAGTGTCTTCAAAGACACTCCACTAAAGCTGAACAATATTGGGAACGTCAAGAACTTCCAAGAGAGTTAGCCAAGATACAATCCATATTTCAGTGGAACGAAAAGCCAAAAGAATTTAAAGACCGTTGGGTCGATTACATTGAGCAGGAGTTTGACTACCGTGAGCAAGGTTGTTGGTTTATGAACAACGGCAAAAAAACCTACATAACCGGTTCGCATTATATGTACTTACAATGGTCAAGTATTGACGTTGGGTATCCTGACTTCCGTGAAGCAAACCGAATCTATTGGATATTTTGGGAAGCCTGCCGTGCTGACCCGAGGTCATTTGGTATGATATACCTCAAGATTAGACGTTCGGGATTCTCGTTTATGTCATCGTCTGAATGCGTTAATATAGGCACGCTCGCACGTGACGGGCGTATAGGTATCCTGTCAAAGACAGGTGCCGATGCCAAAAAAATGTTCACGGACAAAGTTGTTCCTATCAATAGTCGTCTTCCATTCTTTTTCAAACCGATTATGGATGGTATGGACAAGCCAAAGACTGAATTGGCATATCGGGTACCGGCAGCAAAGATTACCAAGAAGAATATGTACGAGACCGATGATAATGAAATTGACGGGTTGGATACATCAATAGATTGGAAGAACACTGAAGACAACTCATACGATGGAGAGAAGTTATTATTCTTGGCGCACGATGAGTCTGCTAAGTGGACTAAGCCTGTAAACATCAAGGAAAATTGGCGTGTAACCAAAACTTGTCTTCGATTGGGTAGCAAGATTATTGGTAAGTGTATGATGGGTTCAACGTCTAATGCCT